ACTGGGGCTTCTACTGTTTCAGCTTCTTGTTCCATCTTTTTTTACCTTATGCGAATGATTAATTCTATTTTCTATCAATCCAACAATGTATCTTTGGCCTTCCATATGACGCAGTTCTTCTGTCGTAACATTTGGACCATTGACCATTTCAATAGTAATTGATCTTAGATAACGCAATACTGCTTTACCTGTTACAGAATTAAACAGTGTTGCTATATTTTCACTGATCTCACGATCTTTTTCTTGTGGACGGTTAATACCATCAATACCCACATTAATTTTTTGACTCAAGCATTACTCCATCGGTTGTTGTGCTTGTGTCTCAACTTGCTGCATTTGCTGCATTAATGCAACTATTTCTTTTCTTTCATCCTCATCACGGATTAAAGAGTCTGGAACTCCAAACTTTTTAGCAAGATATGCAGCAGTCATTTCAGAGTTAATTAGTATCTGCATTGCTTCTGGACCAAAGGCAGACTGAGCTAGTTCTAAAAATCTAGATACAGAAGAAATATCCTGATTTGCCTGTGCCTGTGCTAAAGGAGAAACAGATTTTATTTTGACTTCCCGACCATTAATTGTTGGTATTTCAATGCGTCCTTGTTTTTTAAGAATATAAATTACACGTTGCAATACTGGTTGAACTAATTCAATTTGTAATCTGCCAAACGCTGACCCAATTCGTCTAGAAAGATCGGCCATTCTTTCTGCAACTTCTGTTGCTGATGCAGGTGTTCTATTAGGGTCTCCTAACATTTCACTATAAAGATTTTTCTTGATAGCTGTTTGAGCACGATCAATTTGCAACTGAGCAACATCAAAGCGTCCTGCTGCTTGTATTGGTTGTAGTCCTGCTGATCCCATAGCTTTAGGTATTATAGTACCAGGGACTAAATTTATTGTATCAACATTTATTACGCCATCATCTTCCATTTGATAAATGCCCGAGATTGCCATCTGAGCATTTTCAAGAATCATTTCAACAGTAAGATTTACTGTTTTAATATCAGACAATGCGTTAAATAATGGCCCTCGGCCATATACTTCTCCTGCACATTTAGACCATCTAAAACAAATAAAAGGATTTGAACCTACGCCTTTCATGTCACGTTTCATTAAAACGGATTTAGTTGTCATACAAATAGCATAATGAATAAATGCTTCTTCATTTAACTGACTGTAATCACGGCAAACAACTTCAAGAACAGTTGTTGTTTGATCTCCTTGGTTGGACATTAACCCTATAATTTGTTCATTAAATGTACCTTTAGGGTATAAAATTTGTAACTGATCATATCTTATATTTTTACGCTCACGAAACACATGATCGATTCTATCATCAGGGCCAGTATCTAAAATTACATGCGGCAAAGGTATTGCTGAAAATCTAATAGGATTTATAGAATCGCCTTCTTCGCAAACCAAAACACCAGTACCAACAGCTAAATCCATAAAGGATTCATGAACTTCTTGAGAAAAATTAGAGTTCTGAAGAACCTCAAATACATAATCGGTTACTTCATCAAGGTCATTATTTACTGAATCTCTTTCTGTTTTAGGAACTTCAGAGCCAGCAGTTAAGTCAGCCCATCTTGCAAAGTTAGGAACTAAGCCAGATTGAAGCCGACTTGCAAACTCTTGAACAGCAACAACGGCAGTAGAGTCAAAGATTTTGTCATCACGTCTTTGCCCCGATACCTCATAATAAAATGATTCTCTTTGAGGCAAAGCATATTCATAACATTCTTCAAAAACATCAACAAAGTTTGTACGTTTTGATTTTGCGCGTTCATAACGACCAAGATAATTTTTTGCGATTGGATCAGTTATCATTATGTAAACCTGCTATAAAAACCCATGCCACCTGCTACAGAAGATAATAAACTTCTACGACCACGACCTGCTCGTCTTGTTCTTCTACGTTTTGCAGCATCAGATGGTTCATCACGCATTGTTTTTAAAAGGGAGCGTTCTCTTTCTTGCTGACGGATTTGTTGTCTACGTTGACGTTCAGCAATCTGCGCTTCATTTGCTTTGCGTTGGCGTTCTGCTTCTAATTGTTTTTGACGCTCTTTTTCTAAGTCTTTTTCTGCTTGTACTTTTGTTAATGAAGCATCGACAAACATTTCTTTTTGTTGTTCTTCAATAGACTTTGCAGGTTTTTCAGCTTGCTCTTCTATTTCAGAAATACGTTTCTTTTCTTTTTCTATTTCCTCAGAAAGTGTTGGTGCTTTATCGACAACAGTTGCCGCTTCGCTTGTTGGCTTTGTTTCTTCAACTTTTGGTTCCTCAACCTTAGGCTCTTCAACAGGAGCAGCCTTTTTCTTTTTTCTGAAACACATAATAATCTCCTAAGTTATTTTCCCAAAAGCAGAGAAAACAAAAAAATGCAACGCACAATTTACATTCTAGCCCATAAACCTTGCCTTCTTTGTCTTGTGTTTTGTTTCTTAAATACATCAAAGTTACGACTTGCAACAACAGTACGCGCAGGTTTTTGACTATTTAGCAACGCTCTACCTTCACCTGCTCCTAACATCATGTACTGTAAAGCATCATGAATATGGGAATACATATTTTTATCAGGCTTATCTGCGTACCGTTCTCCACTTACTTCCATACGTTTATACTGATACCCACCTTCAAAGCCTTTAATTAACTGTTGACACCTTCTATCAATTAAAAACGCAGGCTTGCCCTCGATCATCTTTCCTAATTGGGAGGAGACGGATTCCAATCGAAGGTCAACGGAGTTACTCGGAGCAGGGTAAGCCCTCAAGCCCGCGCCACGCAGAATGTGAAAAGGTGTGGACTCATCAGTCTGCGCTCTAAAGTCACCTGCAGGATCGCCATAAATATATACATCGGAGCATTGAGAAAACCGTGTAGATATTTCTTCTCTAAGAACTTCTGCAAAACGTACAATGCCCATATCAAATGCAACTATTTCTGACTGAACTAACCAACGCCCCCGAACTTTTTGCCCAAGAGTAGCAGCAGGTGTAAGACCAAAATCCAAACCAACATACAATGGAGCATTAGCAGCTACTGCAATTTCTTCTTTTGCAATATGTACATCAGATGCAAACATTGGATAAATAGGTTTTCCGTCTTGAATTGTACCTAGTCTATTCATAACATAGACATCAATCCAACTTTTTGTTTTACCCCTTATTAAATTGGGATAATAGTTTGTCATCATATGCTTACGATTTTCGGCATCATTATTTTGTTCATAGTCTTGTATCTCACCATCTTCATCTCGTATTTCTGACATTGCAGGTGGTTGCGTAAAAAACTGCCAGTTATCAGGCTTGACCAACATCTTAGCCTGATCTCTAGGTATATGGTCTGGTACAGGAACCTCGCCTGACATAATAGGCCACCAGTGGTCTTCTTCTGGCGCGTTGGTATCTGCAATAACACCTGTCCAACTCGGACCACCATCTTTCATACTTGGAAAACGACCAACACGCATAGTACATGCATCTATAATACTTTTGGGTATCTCCCTTGCCTCGTTAATCCAGATGCCTGTTAGTTCGAGGGACAATAGTTTTTTAACATCTTCTGGGCGATCAAGAGCAAGGAAGATTACTTCAAGATCGATGTCACCTTTTTTAATATTGTGGGTGTAGGGGACTGACCATGTGAACTTTCCCCAGTTTGATTCGGGGAACCAGTCAAGCCATGTTTTAATAGTTGTAGTTCGTAGCTGTGGGTTTGTGTTTCGGATAATAGCCCATCTAGACTTTCTAAGGCCGTCTGGTCCTTTCTTTTGTTGTAACGCTCTACGAAATACTTCGACACAACAGCCAACACTTTTACCACTACCAACAGGCCCCCTTATGCCACGAAAAAAAGTATTATCCTTCATAAAGGATTTTAGCACTTCACCGTCAGGCTTGTACTTAAAATCAATCACTTCTAACTTGCCCAATTATTTTGCTTATACGCTTAGACATAGCAGTTGCTTCTGAAGGAGTGTTAAAAACTAAATAGTCTTTTCTTTTCATCGCTATTTCAAAAGCATCTTTACTGGAAAGTTTAGTAAGCTTACCATCAATCATTCGTATAGTAGGAACTAATATTTCTTTTCCTTCATACTCAAAAGATGTTGTGCGAACAGTTTCATTAAGGTTTGTTGTTTTGGAATCTTTATTTAAAGCACGAGATAGCCAAGAAGGAACTTTACCATTAACAGCTTTTGGTAACTGATTAATTAAACTTTCAGCCATCATCTAAGACCTTTATCTACCAATACCTTCATAGATTTTTCCACAACCTCAGGTCCATACCAATCAATAATCTGATCAACCATTGCATTAGTAACAAAAGATGCACCATGCTTTTCTGGAAAGTATTTAAAATGTACTCTTCTGACAGCTTCTCTCAAAGCATTTAAATCTTCTTGCTTCAGCGCATTAACAAAACTCACTGTTCCCAAGCCTCGTTTACATCTGGTGTAGAAGGATCATCAGCCTTTAGCCTACCCTTAGAATCTCTAGCACGTTTCTTTTTTACTTGTTTCTTAGGTTCTTCGGTTGTCCACTTTAATCTTAAAGATTCAGAAGTTCTTGTTTTACCTGTGTATGTAGTTCCAGCAAGCTCATGAGTTTCTCCATCATAATATTCACCAGAATTTGCTATTATCCATCCCATTGTTATGTCCTATACTGCCTTACTTTCCTAGCAATCTTTTTCGGTTGAGCCACAAACTGCTTACCCTTTGCCTTACCCTTTCGTTTGGCTCTGGTTGTAGCGCGATACTCAGCATCACTAAGAGCAGCAATAGCCTTGCTAGGAAGGTAGCGTTCACCAGTTTCGCTAGACTTCTTCCCAGATTTGGTTCTCCATTTCTGCTTGCCCCAGTTAAGCAAAGAACGTTGTGGCGCTCTCATTACAAGTCTTTCATCTTTTCTATAATACTCTTACCCTTTTTAAAGGTAGTCATCATGCCGCCGCCACCACTTATTTTTTTCTTAAGTAAACTCTTACGTCTTCTTTTATTATCCTGATCTCTCTTCTCTTCTGATTTTTCGTTCTCAAACCCTCGAAGAATTTTTAACGCTCTTCTGAAAACTCTTTTGTGAGCTTTAGCTTCTTCTCTATTTGTGCTTGGCTCGTACATATTATCTTCAGCATTATAAGAGGCAACCTTCTTATTTGGGTTCTTTAAAAGATTTTTTATTGTTTTCTGCTCTTCAGCAACTACTTTTTTAAGATACCTAACTTGCTTCTTTCTAGATTTAGTCGATACATTCCCATAGTCTTGAGCAAAATCATATTCTACATCACTCATACGTTCCATTATGATCTGTAACCTCCACCACGCTTCTTATATTCTTTGGCTAATAACTGTGCTTTTCGGGCAGACCACTGCCCTGCCGCAGTGCCGTGAGTAGCCTTTGCTTTTATCCTGCGAAATAAACTGGCACGCATCTTAGGCTTGGTATAATTACCTGCTGCATTAACCGCCATTAGCCTTTGTCCTTAAAATCTTTTTCTGCAAAGAAGGTGGTAACGTTTTCTGCTTTGGCGTAAGTAACGTCTTCTTCTTTTTCTTAGGTCTACCAACCTTCGAACCATATGTTCCTTTACCCATTGGCATTATGCTGTCCTTTCCTTCTTAGCTTTGTTTCTTCTGCTTATTGCTCTTGCCTTCGCTCTTGCGTCCGCTTTGCTGCTTGCTCCCCATGCCCTTAGACTTAGAAGTAACCGTGTCGGCCTTCCCTTCTCGTCCTTTTCTGGACCCTTTGCGTTGCCCATCCTTGCTAGAAAGCTTGCCCTTCTTGGATTGTCCCCCGACTTTACTGGGGGCTTTAGATTCGATCCCTGCGCTCTTGCGCTGCGTCTGCCCTCCGCGTTTAATCCCCCCTCGGGATTCTGACCCGCTTTTCTCTGCCATGAAGGAGTCTTGAACCTTGCCATACCAAAATCTCTTTAACCATTTAAACATATATCGACCCCTACACTAAAAAAATATTTTTAACCACGCACAAATTGTTTTGGAAAAAAATGAGAGGGAAGGACTACTAGCAACATAATGTATCGCAGTTTTTGACCCCCCCACGCTAACCCAAGTCAATACTGACCTTGATGTCCCCAGCAACTTGTACCTGAGAGCGATCTATTGGTTTAAACCCTGCTCTATCAAGAATGTCTTTGCTCGCCTCTAGCTGTACATGCTCAGACCGAGCACCAGTGGCAAGCTTCAATACCTTCGCAGCTGCAACGGTAGCGTTCATACCTAACTGCTCTCCGACACGTTGCATCATATACTGTTGCACATGTGGTTGAGCTAAAGCCTTGGATGCGCTTACTCTTCCTGATTCACCTAGAGCATACCCTGCTTTTTCTGCAGCGGCTCTTACCGAACACCCAGTTGCTACGAGCGTATCCACTAGAGCCAGTTGTTTAGGGGTTAGTTTTCTACTTTCTATGTTCATTATAGACCCGAGTTACATGTACATTTATAAACATGGAGTAAAGTGCTTTCCGTCTGGATAGCCCCCCCTATGATCCCCCCCAACATGCGTCTTTTGTCAACAGTGTGTCAAGCTGTTACCCTACGTCATTACGCAAGTTACGTTACGTCACTATTACATTTAGCGTGTTGACAGGGGGTGGGCCATTTCGCGCGTTTATTGTGCTTCGCTCTCTTTTTTGCGCGAAACCGCGCTACTCATGAATCGAGCCACTGGGGTGTCTCGACCCGAAGGGTGAGTATCGCTTGTCTTGGGGTCTTTAGCGCAAGACCCCATACCCCAAACTTATGAAGGTATGAGTTTGCTTTAGGCAAACGAGTGTATACCACCCCCTGCCCCCTCGAGGGGGATATTTGACCTGTTCGGGAGTAGCAGGTCAATGGCGTTGTGAAGCAACGGCAAGTGTCCAACAAGTACAATGACGGCTTTCATACACTTTAGTGTTTCGGATGCTATTCCTTATGGCGCTATCGGGTGTCCCAGATCGCTTTAGCGAGTCGGGCATCCGAGAGCATGAACCTTCCGTAATTGTTCTTGATGGTCACCGCCATGTTCAAAGCAGTTGCAGTTTACTTGAGCGCAGCCTTGCTGCGCGTATGGCTCTTGCTCGATGCTTCTGGACGCAATTGTCCTGCCACTCCCTCGGCAGGTTCAAATACTTTTTTTTAGAAAATGGCTAATATAGGAGATACAAAATGGCTAAATCTAAAGTTGATACTAAAGCACTTGACGAAGTTAATGGAGTTGAGGCAACAATAACATCCGACACCGTAGGTGGCACAGCTATATTTGATATGGCAACCGAAGCGGTTGAGTTGCTGGTCACAGCGTTTGGAACAAACGACAGAACAGCAAAAGCTCTTGCTCGACAGTTCTGTTCGGCTACCCACTTTCTACTCAATGGCTCCGACACCTATAACGGGATTCGTTTTTATGTAATGCAAGAGCAAACGAATGTTACTGAGGCTGAAGATAAAGTAAAAAAAGACGTAGCAAATGCAGAGGCTATTCTTGACGCAGCTAAAGAACGCCTCGAAGTTAGAGAGACTGAGGAGGCAGATATGCAAGCATTGCATAATATCTGCTGCGAAGTCTTTAAGACTGAGACCGGTGAAACTTGGCAGCCTTATTCCGCAGGAAAGAAGGCAGTCAAGAAACCGATGAGCAGAGCGGAACGCTTAGCGAATAAAGGTTTCAAGGTAGTCAAATAGACTACCGCACCTTTTTGGAAAAAAGGAGGGAGGCTGAAAGGCCTCCCAAAAATTTTTTCGCTCGCTTCGCTCGCTTACTGGGTTAAAGAACAAGTGATCTGTGTTCGAGTGAACGCAGTTCATACGAAAACCAGAGAACGGAGATGACTTGGTAAACGAAGTGCACTCAAGGAACAGACGCTGAGCCGCGAGGCGGGTTTCATACTGTGTGTGTGCAGCAGCTTTTTTGCACACAAATAGTTCATCAATCTCATTCTTATACTGACAATAAATAATAAAATTCTTTACATTAATTGTTGTACAGTATAGGTTTAACTTGTGCATATATGCACCAACAACAAGCAAGGAGGAAGTAATGCTTGATTATCTAACGCCAAACCAGTTGGCTAACTACTGGGAATTTGATGTCGAAATGCAACCAGTGTTCGACAAACATGGAAAAGAGATTAAAGGCTCTCAACATGTGGTTCGTACTGATACCAACCAATCATTGGGTGTGCATGGATCACGTTATAAAATGGTTCGTCACGATGATGTTGTTAATTCTATTTTAGATAGTGTTTCATCAGCCAATCTGTCTGATGATTATAAATGTAATGTGGAGGTGCTTGAAGATGGTCGTAAACTCAGAGGTGAAATACTATTTAATGATCTGGTTGTTGAGCCTACAGTTGGTGACTATGTTAAATTCAAAGTTGATTTCTTCAACAGCTATGATGGATCATGGTCATTCTCACAAGCAGCAAGTGGTCTAAGACTATGGTGCTTGAACGGCTGTACCACACCAGATGCAGTTGCTCGTACTCGTTACAAGCATACTACATCGATCAATGTGGAAGGCAGTGCAGCAAAGATTACTAACGGCCTTCATCATTTTATGTCACAAAAAGAACGGTGGCAAAGCTACATGCAAACAACAGTTACTACACCAATGGCTGAAAAGTTCTTCAAGAACACAGTAGCAAAAGCATTTACCCGACAAACACAAGTTACAAAAACAAATGAAAGGCAGCTAGAAAAGTTGCTTGAGATTTGGGCAGGTGAATGTCAGGAGCTTGGTCGTAACAAGTGGGCGCTATACAATTGCCTTACTTACTGGGCAACTCACACTCAGGAGTTACGTTCACCGCATACTGCAAAGTATAACAGAGAAGCTGCCATTGCTTCAGCAATGCGTAGCAAACATTGGGAGTTTGCAAACTATGATGACTAAGAAAGACTATCAGTTTATAGCTGACGAGATAGCGCCAATGATGCATTGGCCTACTCACATTGAAGAGCTTGCGGATAAACTGAAAGCACTCAATCCTAAATTTGATAAAGATAAGTTTGTAACTCGCGCAACAAATGCTTGGGAGGAACACTATCAAGAATGTAGAACGGAGGTGATCAATGACTACATCCCCTATTAGTCCAGAAATGGCAATGGAAATTATGCTCAACAAAATCTTTGATGATGTTTTCTATAAAACAAAAAAGCAAAGTAATTTCTGTGGCAGTTGTGATGGTGATGGTGAGATTGAGGTAAGTGTGCCTCGTCCTCACAATTTCAATCGCGATATTGGTGTCATCGATGTGAAGAAAGTTGAGTGCTCAGAATGTGGTGGGCTTGGTATAATAAAAACTGAGGTTGACCAAATAGATTTTTAACTGCATACATGCAGTATGAAATCTTATTTACAATATCTAAAAGATGAAGCTGCCAAGCGTGATGTTAATTTATTAAAAGCATTTCGCTTGGCTGAGATTCCAACGTCAACATATTATCGAACAATAGGAATGAAAACAGAACTAAGATATTTAACTGCAAACAAAGTTTTAAACGCTATTCATGAGCAAGAACGTAGACAACAAGCAGCTACGATTGCCAAGCAACTACGATCTGATAATAAAAATGTTAGTAGAAGCAAGGCACGAAACGGGATTAAGCCAATCTCAATTGGCTGATGTCATTGGCTGTACCGAATCGCTGATTCACAAATGGGAACAACATAAACGCATCCCATCAGGTTTCTTATTCATGTGTTGGTTGGATGCTTTAGGTTACGATGTCGAAGTCAAAAAGAGGTAAGAGATATATAACTTGTGTTGCTTGCGATATAAAAACAGAATGGTTCGTAGCAATACTTAAAAACAATCACGCAAGAACAATGAATAAACATTGGTATGTTTGTTTAAATTGTTATGAGGAAGATCGATGGCAAACCGCAACAAGAACAAAGGAACCTACCACGAAAAATGGTTTGTCGAATGGCTCAACAAAATCAAAGCGCCAATCAAAGCGAAAAGGCAACCCCTCTCAGGCAGCTTGGGAGGAGAGTATGCAGGGGATATTAAAATCGAGATCAACGGACAAGAATTAATAGGCGAAGTAAAGTACAGAGATAAGTCTAACTTCCCAAGTCCGTTCGCAGTATTAGAAGGAAGAGATATTGCCTTCTATAAAAGACGGAGAGGAACTCCGCAAACACTTGTCATAATGACAGGAGATAAATTTCAACAACTGTTAGAGGAAGCTAATGGAAAACTCACTGACTGCAAGGTTTGAAAAATTTCATACCGACAACCCAAAAGTATATGAACTGTTTAAAAAGTTTACCTTCATGGCAATACGCAGAGGACACAACAGACTATCTGCATGGATGATTGCAAATAGAATCCGTTGGGAAACTTCAATCGAAACGTTTAGCGATGATGATTACAAAATAAGTAATGACTACATTGCTTTGTATTCACGAAAGTTTATGGAAGAATTTCCACAATACGATGGGTTCTTTCGAACCAAACCAATGCGGAGGGCGTAATGAAATCAGTAAGTAAGTCTGCATCAAATGACGTGTGGTCTGCGAGTTTGTCTCGCAAATCACATCCTGTATTAAAAAAAGAGTTTGGCTCTAATACATCATGGAAGCCGGACTCTTATAAAATCAATGCCGATAGAATACGCAACAAAGAACCTGTCGGTGAGAGTTGGTTGTGGGGTCGGGGCGCTGCATCACTTGTACACTTTGGTTACTTAACTGAAGCAGAACTTGAGCCTCACCGTCAAGCATATCTTGATGCCATAACTATCTTTGATAATCCTCAAAAATTAAAAGATGAACTCATCAAAAGATACAAAGATGCAATAGATATTCTTAAAAATTAGGCTTGATATAACTGCATATAAGCAGTAGTATCAAGCAATAATAATGGAGGAAGTAATGAACCGACAAGGTTTTATTGGAGGTAGTGATTGCGTCCAGATTATGCAAGGCAATTGGTTACAATTGTGGCAGATCAAAACTGGTCTTATTGAATCAGAAGATTTATCTAACAATCTAGCAGTGCAGCTTGGTATTTATACTGAAGACTTTAATCTTAAATGGTTTGAGCAAAGTCATAACTGCGTATTGAAAGATCATCAATCTGAGTTTGAAAAAACAATAGGCATTGTTCCTTGCAAGGGAACAGTCGATGCTATGCATGGCAATCATATTGTAGAAGCAAAACATACAAATGCTTTTAACAATATGAGTAAAGTTATTGAGTATTACATGCCGCAGATACAATTTTACATGCACCTTGCAGATGCAAGCGGTGGGTATTTTTCTGTAATCTTTGGTAATAGTGACTGGGAGTCAGTGCATGTGCATAAAAACGATGAGTATTTCAATTCAATGTGGGCAGTGGTGTCAGACTTCTGGGGTTACGTTCTTCGCAATGAGGAGCCGATTGGTGTCGATACGCCCTCGCCCTCGATTGATAAAATCCCGTTGGACGAAATGGTTGCACGTGACGCAACATACGACAACCAATTTGTCGACGCAGCCGTTACTTACATTAATAAAGAATCCGACCACAAGCAGTTCGAAAGAGCAAAGAAAGACTTGAAGGATATGATTGCAGAAAACGAGCGTGAGGTTTACTGTGATCAACTATCAGTAAAGCGCGACAAGCGCGGTAGCTTACGCATAACAAAGAGGAATGTAAAATGACTAAAAATAATGTTATTGAATTGCTAATTAAAGCAAGATCAGAAATACAACCACCAAAGAAAGAGGGTAATAATCCACATTTCCGCAGCCGCTATGTTACTCTCGAAGGGTGCATAGAAGCTGTTACTCAACCACTTGCTAACAATGGTTTGTTTCTAAGTCAGCAAGTTGGGTCAAATGAACTTGGTAGTTTTGTTGAGACTAAAATATATCATAAAGACTATTCTGGTTGGTTTATAGAATCTACTGTACCATTAGTATTAGCTAAAAACGATATGCAAGGTCTTGGTAGTGCGATTACATATGCCAGGCGATATGGTATAATGTCATTACTTAATCTTCCATCAGAGGATGATGATGGTAATCAATCTACTGAGCAAACAAATCGTAAACCTCCTTCGATACATGACACGACAAGTGAGAAGACCAAAAGTCGAGCGCAGTCGTGGCATCAGTCGGCATAATAATTCTTGGGGATACGGATACATTTACAGCTTTGACAATCCGTTTTTTAACACTAAAGGGCGGTGGTGTCCCCAAGAACCGCCCACTTAATTTTAGATAAAGGAGCCAGAAGCATGGCAGAATACGACGATACTAATAAAGGCGCAGCATTTGCACCCTTCGATGATATGGAACTATTACTTCAAGGTAATGTAGACAATGGTGGACGCAGTACAAAACTCGCAGTCATTCGAAGAACTTCACGTGAAGGTAAGGAAATCATGGAAGTATATGAAAAGATTGGCGCTATATTTCCAAACGATAATGATAAAGAAGGCGCACCAGATTACACTGGATCAATATATAAAACAGATGATAAGCAATCACCTTGGACTGATCCAAAGCACAACAAACGATTAGCAGGTTGGCGCAAGATTAAAGGGGATAAACCATACATGTCGTTTGCAATATCTGATCCACAAAATAAAGTACCGTTTTAGATTGCACACTATTGGACAGTATAAGATAATAGAGACACAGCAAAAGTTTACTTCCTCTTTATGTTGTGTAACTAGGCAAGCCTTCGGGCTTGCTTTTTTTATTTAGGGGTAGCTATGAAACTAAACCGAATTCAAAAAGAGATGTTAAAGTACTTGCGTAAACAGGTTGATCGGTTGCAAGATGAACGTTACCAACCTAATCCAAGACCAAGCATCATTGATGAATTAAAACTAGCGCAACAAGAACTAAAAGACTTTACAACAAAACTCAGAAAAGAGGGGTACAATATCTAATGATTGAGACTGTAGAATTAACTGTTGATAGCTTTGTCAAAGCATTTGGAAGGGCGCCATCCGAAAAAGAAATCGGGATGATGATGAATATCAAAGCAACAAAACAAGAAAAACAAATTAATACTGGGCGTGATGGAAACACAATGCAGCGCAGTAAAATAAGTCAAATGAACACAATGGGAAGAGGAGGTCGTAAAAGAAGTAAGAAAGTAAAAGTCTCAGCAAAAGCATTTACAATAAATAAAATGCTAACAAAGTATTCTTTATTGCCAGAAGACATTGCAGATATTTTAGGCGATGATTTAACAACAGTTAATAACTGTATAGCAAGATTTAGATTACCAAGAGAAGAGTGTATCGTGGGGTAGCAATTGAGGAAACTACCCCAAAGCAATAATAAGTAAAAACAAAAGGAAGGTAAACCTATGATTAAGTATTGGACGTTTATGATTTTAAGTTTTTGTATTAACGGAGAAACAATAGAATATCCGTTAATGTTTCCAAGCTATGATGCTTGTAGCGAAAACAAAGCAAAGATTAGAGATACATTTGTTCCTTATGCAACGCACAAAAACGTGCATGTATATTGCAAGGGAACACAAGTTGCCTCTAATAAAATAGTTAAACCAATGCCTAGACCATAAGCTCAAAATGGGGGGCGTCGATAAATGGTCGACGTCCTTGCCCACGTCTTGTGTCTATGTAATCATTCATTGCAGATTCCATTGTTCCATCCCAATGTGCAATGTTCGGTACTGTCCATGCTGCACCCCAACGAATAGGTGCATCAACAACTCTTGCACCTTCAGCCATTGCATCGGCAATCTCATCGTATAAATTTAATTCCCAAGAACCCCTTGATCCAATGTAAGCCATCAAATCTACAGCCAAACCATCAATGTGTTTGCTTTTCATTGTCTGACTTGCACCTTTTGCAACCAATGCTTTTTGTTCTTCAAGAGTTCGAAGCCCACAAATGCAACCAAAATCAATTTTACTTACGCCAATGGCATGTTTAACAACAGCAACCATGCGCTCATCAACGCCTTCTAATTTACTAAGGCTACGTTTACTTAATTTAAAAACCATAATTAAACCTTTCTAAAGAACTTTGTCGCAGAGCGCACAGCGAAGCTACTGGCTACGATAACGCCTAAAGTATATTGATACCACTCAGGCATCTGTTCCAGTGCTGTAAACCCCTCTGCAACGACTGTACGCCCCCATTCACCTGTGAATACTAGGATTAATGGAATTGAAAATAATAAAACTAACCACTCGTCCTTCCAAGAATTCTGAGAACCTTGTGCCATAATGCGTTCCCAATCTTGAATTGATGTTTCTTTTGACACAAGAATTTTGGCTTTAGCTTCAGCCTCAGTTAATTTTAATTTAGCACTTGCTGCTTGTGCTTGTGTCTTAGCGTTAAGCCAACTACCTGCTAGTTCAGTAATCGGACCGATCAGCGACTGGAGCATTCTGTCCTCCTCTATCTGTCTTAGCTTCTTTGCCCAACCATAAAGCAAAAGATGCAGAAAGCATAGCAGTAACTAAAGATACAAATGCTGACTGTTGTGTAGTCGGGTCTTCAAGTGTCATAAACCAAAGGCATACTTTCCAAGTCAAAACAATCTGACATAGAAATGCTAGTCTTGGTAATATCTTTAGTTCATCTAAATAATTAGCTGTTATTGCTACCATAGTATTTCCTCGCGTGTGTTAAGGCTACTCGTTTGTCCCTAGTAATAATTAAAACATAACCTTGTTTATTATAGATTATGTATTTTCCCTTCCGTTCTATTAATGTCACCAACGCCCTTGGTATTTGCCTAGAAAATAAAACAATACAAATAAAATACCGCCACTAACAACAAACACAATGAAACCTATTGTAAAGTTAATAGCTGCATCTATGCGTTCTTGCTTCTTATACAGTTCTTCTTTGCGTTGCTTCCGCATACGAGCTTCTATCTGTAATACTTCTTCCCAAGCTTTAGGGCCATAGTTCCAAGAAATATGATCCTTTATCTCTTTTCTCATTTCCTCCATTTTCTTTTTATTTGCAAAGATTTCCAAAGCAGTTTCTTCATCACTGCCTTTGAAAGTCTTTTTCCAAAATGGTGGGTTTTTCTCTCGTTCTTCTAAATTGGTAAAATCAGAGAAAGCTTTGCCCCAAGTGGCAAGCTGAGAGGTCATATCCTGTAAATCTTTACCTGCTCCAATAGCACCCTTTAGTGCCTTGAAAGCCCCAGTTGCCATCATAACACAAGAAACTGGGTCCATCTCACTAGCTCATAAATGTCATGCGAAGAAGCAACAACAGACTTGCACCACTAATACCAATCATAATAGCTTCAAGACGTTTGATACGATTGTACAAATCTTTAAACTGTATCTTCATTTCAGTCTTAATCTCTGCAACTTGTATCTGCAATTCGTCTATGCGCTCATGCGCTGATGACACTGTACGTTTATCCATCTTTCCCTAACTCTTGTTTAAGTCGTTGCATGAAAGCATCACGCCCAACTTGCAGTTGTGTTAAGTTAAACTGAGCACTTGCTATCTTCTGATCCAATGAACCTAAATGATTAATGCAACCCTTTGCTTCATCTGATAGTTGATCTTCGGTGTATTCTATATCGTCAATCGTAATGACCTTTTTATCTTCAGTCATGTTGATCTCCTTTCTAAGTTATGCAGCCCAAGGTGTACCGGAGCCAGTGGTTGGAGTTTTCTGAACGCCAATGTTATCAGCAATAGCTGTTTCAATCGCGTCCTGATCGAGCGCAGCTTGCGCCCATGCGATGCAGTTAGCCTCAGTCACATCGTCATATGCAATGAAGTCGGCAGCATCAGCATCTGGTGTGTGGCCTGTTGTGCCATAGTTAGATGCAGTGTAGGTTACAGCGTCATCGCCTGATCCTACTGTTTCCGTGCCAGTACAACGCCAGTGAATAATTGTAATGCCACCGTCACTAAGATTGCGCTCTACTGTGGGGATAGTCCAAGTGTATGTTACAGCCATTTTACTATTCTCCTTCTAATGCTGTTATTCTTGCTTCTAGTTCTTTGATAGTTGCAACCAAAAGTGGCACTATTTTGCTTTGGTCAATGCCTTGGTAAACAGGGTTACCATCTGCATCGACCTCGTTGTGTGTGCCTGTGATCGCCTCTGGAACAACGGTTTGCACTTCGTGCGCTAAGAAACCATCAACAGTTGTGTCTGCGTCAGCAATAAAGTTAAACCGCTTTGGTTCTAGCTGCTTGAGGCGTGATGTTGCACCTGTTAGATCAACCACATTTTCTTTGAGGCGGTGGTCTGAGGATGTGTTGTAAGCAGTGGCAGAAGCAGAAACCGTTACAGTGCCTACGCTGCTACCTGCAACAGCAAAGTTAATAGCTCTATTATCTGTGTACCCTGTTTTTTTAGTGAGATATAAGTTTGAGTCTGTTTCGTTTTGAATAGTAACATACTGACCGGCTTGACCGGCACTGTTTACTGCCATGCCGTTGTTGCCTGTGCCGTTGTATTGCCCAGCGCCTGTAGTAGTACCCACAAGCAAGTTACCGCTGCTATCAATACGCATACGTTCCTGATTAGCTGTAAAAAATGTAAAAGCATGAGAGCCAACAGTTCCTACTTGAGCCAAAGAAGCACTTTCAATACTTTGAAATAAAGCATCTACACTGTTTG